ATTTAAATTTGTCTTTTGTGGCATTTTAGAACTCTAATACGATTTTGATGTCCTCTTTTTGTCGGAGACTTCTATTAATTTCAGGTCTATTATCCAAATAGACAATTTGTCCCGACCCTTTATTTATCTCTGAATCAGATAACCCTGCTTGGAATCTAGTTCCCAAATTAATTAATTTAGCACCAGTTGGATTAGTTGTAATACCTGAAAAATTAATTTGAATATTCCCAGAAAATTGAGATGATTTTCCTTTTATACTATTTGCTGTTGATCCAGTTTCAAATTGATAAATTCTTCCATTTGTATTCACACCAACTTGGTCAGTATGATCGAAGGTAGTACCATTAAAATATAATGATCGATCTCTGAAGTATTTAAGAACTCCAGTGGTTTCATCGTAAGAACTTACATATCCCTTTGCAATTTTTTCAACATTGGGAGGAATTGTAAGAACCTGATTTATTTCTTCACCTATTTGAGGAGAACCTATCGGAAGTCCAGTATTTGGATCAGTCTCAAAACTATCTAATTTAATTGCTTGTAATGATGAAAAAGTATTATCTGTGTAGGTAACTTCACTATCAATTTTAGTGGGGTTCTTAACTATACCAATCTGTGCAAATTTAGAATCTACAGGAAAATCTTTAGTAGAATCATCAAATCTTGCATAGATAAGAACTTTATCAGTTCCTAATTCAGTGTAAATATCATCTCCATGACCTCTAGATGGTGGAATTATAGGAACTAACTTTGCTCTCTCTGTAACTTTTTCTGGGTCATGAAAAGCATCTAAATCAACAAGAGCCCATGTATACCCCTTGCCTCCAGCACTTACAGTAACATTAATGATTTTTCCACCATCTATATCAACTCTTGCCTTTCCTCCAGTACCATCTCCTACAATATTTACTTCTTCACCTATTGCATTATTATATCCTGCACCTTGATTTTCAATGTAAATATGTTTTATTTGGTTTGAATTTATTTCCGAATTACCATTTTCACGAATCGCTCTTATCTGTGCATCAGTGCTTGTTGACCAATTATTTGGAACTGATATAAATTCTGTTGAATCAAACTTAATAGTATCACTAGCAGGAACAGTAAATAAGTACTTCCATACATAACCATCACCACTGTTACCTGCTTTTGATGGTTCTGTGCCTTCAAAAGTTGGTTCATCCTGCGAAACATTACCTAGTGGATTAGAACCTGTAGAACCGTTATCAATGCAAATATAAACTTTAAGTTCAGAGGTGACAACATAATAATTTGCATCATATAATCTATTTGCCTTTGTTACTGGACTTTGATTTGTAGCACTGTAATCGTCTCTATAAATTTCATACCTAGATCCAGAAACCCAATTGACTCTTCTTATAAGTCTCCTTATATTGGCAGATGCTATTTTTTTACCATACATCATAGTATCACCTGCATGCCTTCGATATGAAAAACTATCAGTTGGTGCTGGTGTATTTGTATTCCAATTATTGTCTCTACCAAATTGTGCTCCAATAGGATTTGTCAATCCTAAAAAGACATAATAAGAATTATTTGTATCTTGAACCGAATCTACAAAATTATTTGCATTCAAAATTCTGAATTGATCAGTAATAATAGCTGACATCTGAAACTGAGTATCCTTACATTTCTTTCTATTTATAGTGATTCTAGCATCAAGTTACTGTGCACTTAATTCTGCTCTAATTGAACCAGTGTTTCGATGACCAGTTTCACCTATATTATCATAATTTTTTCTTTGAATGGTTGGGAATGTTGAAAGACCAGCATCCACTGTTAATCCAGTAACACCAATTGAAATGGGGTTAGATGAACGTATTAAATCACTTCCTACATTTGAAGAACCATATAATCTTCCCCAACTCAATTTACCTAGTGAAGTTGTTATTCCAACACCATTCAATTGGAAGAATCCTGTTTGGGCAATACCAGCAATTGCTGTCGTACTATTTGAATGTACATTACAAGTAATTGTACCTTTAGCACCACCAGCAGACATATCGACAGTATTAACAATATAAACATTATCAAGGAAAGTTGTCCCTATACCAACCACTTGAGCATTGGTAGGATTTACAGATGTTAATCCTTGTCCAACTTTTGTATCCGTAATTAGTATAGGATACCCAACCTTAAGTATGTTAGCAAGAGCATTTTCAAAACCTCCATCTGTACCTCTAGTTACTGCATGGAAATCAAATCTTAATGCTAGTGCACCACCAGATCTGGTCACTGTTCCAATACCTGTTATAATTCCAGTATATCCTTCAAAATTAACAATATTTTTTATTTGCTCATTTTTGAATGGAGGACTTTCAATAACTACTTGAGGTGGATTACTTGAATCATATCCAAGACCTCCATCTGTCATTTGATTAAAAGCAACTGAACCATTGGAAACTGTAAGCGTTGCTGTTGCTGTAGTTCCTACACCAACACCAATACCTGAAGGTGGTGCTGCTATTCTTACATCAACTGTGCCCTCATATCCAGAACCTGATTCTGTAATAGTTAAGGAGGAAATAGTACCAGTCCCAGATACGTTTGCTACAGCAGATGCAGGAGTAGGAATTTCACCTGATGTTACTAATGCGTCTACTCCACTAATAGTGAGTCCATATCTGTTTTCAAAGAAGAATGACTGTGCATCATCTACGAAAATACTATTAGATCCTTGCACTCCTATTCCAGATGTAGTTGTAAAATCACCAATTATTTTAGATGTAGGATAAATTTGAGCTTCTAATATAGGTCTTGACTTTGGAACTAAAGTTCCATTAATTTGTAAATCTCTCTTTTGTTTTGTCCATCTGATTGGTTTTTGATTGATTTCATCAATGCCCAAACCTGTGTATATATCAGTATCTACTTTATCAGTATTAAGTATTTCTTTAACAACTCTTTCATTAGTTTGTGTCGTTGTAATACCAGATGATATATCACTCTTAAATATACGAAGATTATCACCAATTTTTATTGTTTCAAAAACATTCTCAAGTTTAACATCTATACCGTCTATACCTTTATAGAAGTAAATATCAACCTGATCATGATCATTTAAACCTTCACCAGTTTCTCCTTGAGGAGGTTCTGTAAATGTAAATGTTGTTCCACCATTAAACTGATAAGAAATACCAGGTTTTTGTAAAACACCATTAACAAATATAAGTAAGACTGCATCCAAGTCAATTAATGAAGAAAGATCATTTGTATCATCTTTTTCAAAACTTATAAGTTCTCCATTAAAGAATAATGGGAATCTAACTCTTTGTCCATCTTGTAAGAACTTAATACTGTCAATTGAATCAATTTCACCAAATTGCCATGCCGAAAACTTATCATTAAATATTTCAACAACTTCTAATTCAAATTCTTGTATTGGTACTGATAAATGTGCAGCAGTTACAAGACCAACAGGTTTAAATTTATCACCTTTTTTAAATGAATATCCTGCTCTTGCTATCTCAAATTCACTAATCGTGAATAAAGTTGAACCGATTCCAACAGAGGTTGTTGCTGCACTCACACCAACGTTCAAGAGTAGATTTTTACCTGTTTCTGTAGTTGCTCCAACACCTAATCTAGATATACCCTCAACTTCAAGATTTTCATAAATTGGTTCGGGTATATTAATCTGTGGGTTTATATATCCAGAACCTGAACTTACAATATTAAATGCAAGTGTGCCTCCTACACCTACTGTTGCTGTTACTTCAGCACCAGTACCACCTCCTCCACCAGCACCAACATTAACGGTAATTGTATCAGTTGTAACAGATGTGATTGTCAAAAAGACATTATTTGCTGGATCTGTTGCACGAGGATAGGGGTGATTACTAAAATGATTATCTTTATCACATGTAAACACTAATGAATTAGTTGCAATTTTTATTGTATTACTTGTATTCAAACCATGTGATGGAATAATTAATGTCAAATCACCAGTTGATGATTCGTAAATTACATCAGTGGGTGTAAATGGTCCTGATGCCCCACCTTGAACTTCTATTGAGTTTGGATTTGAACTTACAAATTTGTGTAAGAAATTAATGTCTTCTACACCAATTGCAACTGGTTCTCTGTAACCTGATCCAAAAGTTAAATCTTCAAAAAATTCAAATGCATGACCACCACCTTCATAAGTATGAACAATTGTACTTGGTCCTGCTTGAACTTCAAAACTTCTTTCTGATACAACACCTACCAAGAATAATGGTCTCTCATGATCTTGGAATATCGTTGTGGTAACTCCACTATATCCTACACAACTAAATTCAAGATTTTTTAGTTTAACTGTATTTGGACGATTGAGTCCAAATCCATGAACATCATTTGTTGTAACTGTTATAATACCTGATATATTATTATATTCAGCAGTTTGAATACCTAAACTTACGCCAGATGATGTGGCAATACCTACAATGCTTGTTATTCCACCACTTGCATCTGTAAATGGTTTTACATTTGCACCTACGAGTGGTGCATATCCCAAACCAGGTGTTGAACCTAATGATACAATAAGACCACCTCTTGGTATTTGATTTTGATTGATATCATCAGCAGCTACAATAAATGTGCCATTTTCTGATGTAATACCAGTAAATCTAATTGATGATATTCCAGCGGTGGTATCTGCTAAAATTCTATAATTATTATTAGTTGCACTTGCTGTAAATGGTCTTTGATATACACCATTAATGAATACAACACCATTTCCCACCTCAATGCCAGCAGATGTATTTGCACCTCCTACCTTTAAAGTGAAGTTTGTTGTAAGACCCGTAAAATTATCAGATATGTCATCAAATAACATATTTGTTGTATAATCTTGTCTAGTAAATGTTCTTCCACTAAAATCTGCCTTGACAAAAGGTAATTCAGTATTACCTTTTCTTGATCGAGTATTACCTTTAGGTGGACTAATAAAATGAACATTACTATCAACAATATTAAATGCTCCTCTATGAACTCTGACAAGACCACCAGAAGTATGCTGTGTAGCACCAATTCCTAGTGCTCCCCTTTCAACTCTAACTGTAGGAACTGTTGATAACCCCTCTGATATATTTTGTTGATCATCTATTTTTCCACTTCCATCAGATGTACTTGAAAATCCAACTTCAATAATCTTCATAAATTCATCATCTATCTTCAATACATCAGATGTTGCGATTGAACCAATCCCACTCAATGAGAATTGTGATGTTCCAGCACCAATATTAACACCTAATGTATGAGTTAAGGATGTAAATGTTATTGGTTGCTGTGTGATGCCATCTAATCCAATCATTGTTTTAGATAACTTTTTAGTCATATTCAACTTGTGTCGATTACCAGAACCTACACCAGTAAATGTAATCGCAATACCAGATGTTATATCCTGTCTTGTTGGGAATAATTGGAATTTATTAATATCTTCTAAAACTTTAACAAAAACAGTAGATGGTAAAATATCTGTTGTCACACCAGCATTATTTACTGTAGAACCGATAGAGACTGGTGTTGCAGCAACACCTACAAATGATGAATCAGGTGTATATACTAATTCTTCATTTGTATTAAAGAAATGATTTGGTATTGTAAATGTACCTGTTGTTTTTTCTAAACCAACACCATCAGGATCAAATGTTTTGGTATAAATTGGTGTTCCTTCATGTGTTAATTCAAATTCTGTTTTCTCTGATCTTTTCCCTTCTAAACCATCATACGCAGATAATAATACACTTTGAGTTACATTACCATAATTTAAAATCAATGGATTATTAGCAAAATCCTGTTCGGTATAAAATACTTGATTATATGCTTGTACTTTAACTTCATCAGTAAAGTTATCATCAGGGATAAAACGCAAATCAATATTGTCGCCATTTATAACTGAAGTAAAGGAACCAATCCCAGAAGTTGAACCAAATGATACAAATGGATATTGGACAACTAAAATATCATCTGCATCTCTTATTGCACTTACTTGATGAATAGCTGATGTGCTTGCAGTTGATACTTTAATTAAAGACTTAATAGAACTATCTTTTAATTTATCAATCGAAGCGTATGTAATTTCAGAACTAGTTCCAAGATTAAAAGTAGATTCAAGTCTGACAGTTCTTTCTGCTCCTTCTGGTTGTCCTTGTGATAAGAATCTGTGAGTTCCAATACCAGCAGTTGTAGTTCCTAAACCTACAATACTAGATTTTGAGTTTAATTTATTATTCCTATCATTTTCAATTTGTAATTTTATAAAACCATTTTCCAATTTAGATGTTATAATTCCTACTTGATTTGTAGAGATTCCTATTACATCATCAGAATAAATTTGTGATAGAGTTGTATTGGTGCCATCAAAATCAAGTATGATTTCATTATAATTAAACTCTTTTGTAAATGTATCTTGTACGAATATATTTGCCTGTAACCCATTAAATGTATCTTTATCAATCTCAATAATTGACTCTGTATTATTAGAGTTTATATCTACAACAGAACCTGTTAAATTAACACTACCAACTATATTTGTTGTGATTCCTATTATATCAACATCACTAAAAGTTTTTAATATTTTAATATCATGATCTTTTGTAAATTTCTCAACTGGATCAAATATTAATCTTTTAACCCCAGTATCAGTAATTTCTGTATTAAAATCACCTAATTTTTGATTACTATCAGTATTATTTAATCCAACTCCAGCAGTATCACTTGTTTTTTCAAGTAATATAATATCTTGTTCTTTAGTTAAAACTATTATTTCACTCAACTGGGTGTCAAATGTATCTGGATCAACTACCTGAATAAGATAATTTACAAATCTACCAGTTATTTCATCAATAGCACTTGTATCTGGAGAAAAACCAACACTTGAAAATTTACTGCTAATATCATCATGCATTATAACTCTATTTGTTATACACTTATTAAAGTTGGTTAATTTTTTAGTAGAAAAAAGAATAGTTTTTGTTTTATTTCCTTGACTTTCATCATCTATTACATAATCAAAATTATTAATTGCATCCACACGATTATCATCACTAACAAGATCTAGAGTGATATTTCTTATTGCATCATTTGTCCTAGACAAACCAACATTTACTTGACTTTGTATGAATGTGTCTGCAAAATTCTTTAATCCTGAAGGGTGTACAATGCTATTAACACTATTTGAGAATTTATCCCAAGTTATTGGACTTTTAACAGAATATGATAAATTTTGATAATAATCACTATCAGGTATTACTTGTAAATCTTCGTTTAATTTACCAATATTATCAATCCAACCATAATCTTGACGATTTGAAAAACCAACAGAAAAGGAACCAGTATTCGATTTAAGATTGATTATCTCTGCTGAAACACCTGTTGTTCTACCTGCAATTCTATCTCCTTTATTGATTATTTGTAATCCATCCAATTTTATATAATCATCTCTTGTTTCAACAATTTTTAAATCTACTTTTTCACCATTTAATGTTAATTTTTCATCTAATTGGAAAACTCCCCTCTTTTGAACTGGTAGTATATTAGGATATTTTTTCTTATTAATTATAGACGCAAATCCAGATTGGAATGTTACTGCAATTCCTGGATTTGTACTTAATCCTGCAACACTATACTTTACAATAGTTCTTGAACCTGGTATGTACTCTTCAACTTTAAAGAATTTGAAGTTATAGTCTGAAGAATTAAATCCATCCCCTGTTTCATCCTTTCTTTGCACACCTTCAACAAATATTTCATCACCAAGTGCAAATGGTTGAGGATCTGAAAATCCGTTGAATGGTGTTTGCATGAAACATTCAATTATACCCTGTTGATTAACCCTCATTGAGTTAATACCTATACCGTTTGAATTATTAATTGCAAATATTTCATGAGTTACAGAATCTAATCCATGTATAGGTGCTATTAATTCAACATCTGCGATTGTTTGATTAGGTGTTATAGCTAGTATTGAAGAATCATCTATAATCTGATTTGTAACTGGATTAAATAAGATTAAATCAGGTGATGTAGTATAATCAGAACCACCATCAATAATTTCGATATCAGAGATAGTATCTAAATTATCAATATTTAAAACTGAAGGTATGAAAACTTCAGGTTGTAATGTTTTATCAGATGAATACTCATATCCTATATCAAGTACTCTTGTTTTTTGAATTTTACCAATATTATTAGATATTGCGACTAAATTAGCACCTGTTCCCTCTTCTGATATTACTTTATCAAATTCTGGTAATTTTTTATAATTAAATCCACCTGAAATAATTTTTAATTTACTGATACCACCTTTTACATTTTTTGATTTTGTTGTATATTCAATTTTTTCACAATCAGTATCATTATAAGTTAAAAATTCAGGCAAGTTTGGTGAGAAGTTGAATGTATCTGGTGTGACATCTGATATTTTATATTCACCATTATATACACTATCAAGAAAAATAATTTGAGAGTAATTTTGTACGTCACTATCTGCTGTACTAATAAAACCACCCTTTGTTATACCATAATATAATACTGGTGGTGTTGAAGTAGTAGGTTGTAAGGTTAAGGATGCACCTTCAGGATTACTATCATCAGTTCCTAATCCAACAGTACCTGCTATACCAACATTAAATATTGAGGAATCTTGAGAACTTACAAACTCATTACTATCATTTTGATAGAATATTTTGAAATCAAATCCAGAGAGATTAGATGTAGATAATCCAAATTTAATTTTTGTATTTTTATATACTTTTATTTGAGGATTAATTGGAGATATAGTTTGCTCACTTCCTCCAGTATTTGGATTTATTTCAATTAATTTTATTGGATTTGCAAATAAATCATTATAAGTCTCTGATAATTGGAAAGATGTACTATTAATTTTATATACAAAATAGAATCCTGTACCAAAACCAATACTTCCTTCATAAAGCACTTTATCGCCAGTGTTGAATCCATGATTTTCAATATCAATCTGATTTGATTTAACATTAGTATTTGAAAATTTAATTGGATTTATTAATAACTTTTCAAATTCAGAATTATAATTTACTTCAATAGGTGCTGTTGTTCCTATTCCAACTGTTAAATTTGGAACAACATTTATTTTAACAATATCACCATTTTGTAAATTATGAGTTGTAGTATTAGCAGCAGCTACTTTTGTTGTCACTGTGCTTACAATTTTTTCAATAGTACCAGTTACTTGATCAAATTGTGATGATATATTATAAAGATAAGTAGATAAACTTTGAACATTGCTTCCATTTGATCTAAAGTATAATCCTTCACTTGTATTACCAATGCTTACTGTTGAAAGACCAATATAATCCTCACTTTTTTTAATTACAAATAACTCTATTTGAGTATCAAATGTACCGAATGGTATTGGGAAATTACCATTACTATCATTAGGATCAGTGGTATTAGCTACATTGATTCGACTATTTGGTACAGATGGAATACGTAATAATACTTTTTGACCAGTTTTAAATGGATGATTTGGAAGATATATCTGTCTATTTGGTATTGAAACTTCTTTAGTTGTTTCACCAATCACATAATCAGTGCTTATTCCTACTCCATCAGTACCAATTCCAATAGATTGAAGTGAATTAAAATATATAACATCATTTTCTTGTGAATCAAATTTTTCTGTTTTTACTGGAATAATTACTTGATTATTTAATAAATCAACATTTGAACCAAAAGTATGACCTATACCATTTTCACGCCTTAATGAACGAATTATTTTTCTATCATTGTAAATATTCAATACTTCAATTATTTCATCATTTAATGCATTGCCTGAACCAACTCTAATGCTACTACCAATTGAAATATTATCTGGTAATCTATTAACAAAGATGTCCTCTATCGAACTGGTTACTCCTACAACACTCATACTTTTTGCTAAAGCAACACGAGAAGTGGTTACACCAATCTTAAATGAATCTGTCAAATTTTGTATTGACGTACTTAAACCAGAAACAAATACAAAATCTTGATTATTTAATTCAATAAAGGGTTTGTAATTTCCAATTACTGTATCCTGATTTGATCTTGTAAATACAACATTTTCAAATCGTTCTAAAGTAGTATCGATAACCGAAACTCCTAAACCAACTATTTCACTAACTTGAGATCTAAAACCTTGACCATTTGTGTTTATTTCGTTAAAAGAAGTAAGATCACCAACTTTATAATTTTCACCAGGATTTAATACAGTTATATCATTAATATCACCTTTAGAGACTGATAATACCTCTGCTGATTGTGTAGAATTTTCATATGATTCAATTAAGAAATCATTATTAGCGAATTTTTCCCCAACATTATATGGATAAGTATTTCTTTTTAAATTTGAATTATTAAAATCAAAATCATGGTCTAATTTTAAATTATCTTGAATTAGAGATGATCTAAATGTTTTTCCTATAAAGTATGGATAAGCACCAATAACTTTATTATTTGATGAATCTATTTCGACAGTGGCAAAGTAAGCATAAATTCCATTTGGAAACTCTGGTGTTTTGCAAAATCTTCCATTATGAATATCTAAATCACCCGAATTGTCAAAAATAAAATCATCAACAAATATACCTTCAGCAAATCCTTCAGGTCTATTTTTATTTTTACTTATATTTTTAGTATAAGATGGTTCTATAAGTTTTAAATCTGAATTAATATTATCTGGATCGGAATATCCAGATGGTCCATATATTGGATTTCCATCATAAGCCCATCCTATAATAGGAGAATGTTTTTGTGGTTTTTCATTTATTAATTCAAAAACACCATTTTCTAAATTTTCTAATATCTTATCATCACAACTTAGAATATTATAACTTAAAAAATTGTTTCTCGATATTAGTGTTGAAGATCCCTCTCTGAAATGTTCATTTAATTTTAAAATTCTTATAGATGAATCAAAATTACCATTCATACCTCTAGATATTACTTCAGCAGTTGTGGTTGATTGATCGTATCCTATACCACTGCTAATAACGACAGCATCTATTAACTTACCATCCACGATTATAGGTCTTACAATCGCTCCTGCACCCTTTCCTGTGGATATTATTTTTATATCTGGGATGGAGTTATAATCTATACCTTGATCTAATACTTGTACATCAACTACTTTGCCATTTTCTATTATTGGTTTCACTCCACCTAATCTACCATTTAATATATCAACTTTTGGATTAGAAGTATTATTTACTATTTTAGACCCATAATCCATACCTTCTTCATATAGATATGCACCAGTGAATGAACCAGTGATTTTAGGAGTTACGTTAAATGTACCACTAACGTTACCATTGTAGATAACTTCAATATTAACTTTGATATCTGGATATTTAAATGTTTGATAACCAGTTCCAGTAGAATTTAATCCAACAAATTTTCCTCTATTGAAATCTGATTTTGAAGTGCCACCTATACCTGCATCCGCTAATTTAAATGAATTATTATCTACCTTCATTACATAGTAGGATAATGTACTATCCAATCCTCCAATCGCTTTTGGTAATGTAGAACCAATACCAACTGCTGGTGAATAATTCACTAAATCGCCATTTTCAAATCCATGATTATTAAAGTTAACAGTATCATAAGAAGTTGATATACCACTTGGTTTTACAATTAATTTACGATGTTGATATCCACTACCAGAATTCAATACGTTTATACTTGTAATAGTATTTTTTGGTTCGGTTCTAAATGAGTGTTTACCTGTTGCAGAGGAATCTGTTGCTAATCCTACTGTATTAATACCAGTTATACCAGTTAATGCATCATTTTTCTTATTGAATAATCTTATAGTTGTTGAATTTACAACCCTTACAAAATAAGGATCTCCATTTGCTAATGAACCTGTAATTTCAAAAGAACCAAATGCAGGACCAATTCCAAGAGGACTATTACCATTACTTTGATAATAAATTACTTGACCATCTTCTAATTTATGGTCTCTACTAAATGTAATTGTTTCTTGATTAATATCAACACCACCACCAAACTCTATTTTTCTACTATCAAAAATTATTTCCCTGAATCTTGCACCAACATTAGCCTCTAATTCACAACCTTCACCATTTAATCCTGTTAATGATATACTTTTTACGGATTGAATATCAAAATCCTGCGGATCAATCAAAACTTCTTTAACTGAACCACTTAATATTGGTTCGGCAAATGCACTTACAGCAGAACCAACAGGTTGAGAATCACCTGTTTCAATATGTAACTTTGGAGGATTAATTATATCATATTCTTCTCCAGCATTTATTAGATTGATTGAAGTTAAATTTCCATAAGTTACAAAATCTTCAGATAAAGGAGATCTAATTTCAACACCATTTTTTAATATTCCAATGTCATTTATAGTCTCATCATTTGTTGATGTATCAATTAAATTCTGGGATAGAGGAAATTTTCTTAAAATTTTGTTTGCATTTATTTTTTTATTATGATGTCTTAATAAAGTAAATCTATGTAAGTCTTTTGTTGATACACCTAAACCAACTTTCACTGTACTAGCAGTTCCTATCTGGCCTCTTGAGGTATAAAGTGCTATTTTTGTAATGTTTGAGTTAGCTGGTGCTGGTTGTGGGTCAACATAGTAAATTTCACCATCATTTAAACCTGTTACGACCTCACCAACAGTTGATGTAGTGTTTGAATTAGGATCTTTAATTGAATTATAAACAACTGCATCACCTTGTATAAATTTAACATCTCTGTTTGTGCTAAAGTTAAATTGTATTATATTGTATAAACCACTTATCGGATCTTTACTATTTTCATCAAATGAAAAGTTTATAGTTGTATCTGCAATTCCAACTAATGTTTCTTGAATAATTTCATCAGTTATTTCAAAATTTGGGAGTGAATTTGATGCGACATAACCATCAGTTTCACCATCCACATACATGTTTAATATATTTGAAATAATTTTTTCATTTCCTTCCTCTATCTCTACATTCGCACTTGTTGCTTTTTCTATAACTCTACGGATATCATAATCTCCCTCTGGAAGACCTGATTGTGGTGTTAAACCTGTAGCTATGAACTGATTTGAGTTAGTTATACTACCAACCTGTAATGAACCAACTACAGTCTGTGAATTTCTTCTAAAAATATTAAACTTATCATTCTTTTTAATAGATGATTTATCAATAGAAGTGTTTAAAGTAATAGTTGACCCTACTATACTTCTAATTTGAAATCTTGAACTAGTATTATATACCCATGAATTTGCAAATTTTTCTTTATAAGATCTCCCATCATTAAATATTTTAACACCTAAATTTTTGACAATAATATTTTCACCTTCATCAATTAAGTTAACTTTATCATCAACTAACAATTCATCTAAAACCCCAGTGACTCTCAATTCAATTTTTTTAGATAAATCACCATTTGCATATCCAAAAATACTTTCATTTGAACGAATATTATCAGAAATTTTGATTGGATTACTAATACCTGTGCATCCAAAGAATTGATTTATTGATTTAGATGTGTAATTTATTGTATTGTTACCACTAATTAGTGTTCCTGTTTTATCAAATCCAATCGTAGAGTCAACTGATATAACAGAATCAGTTGTAGATACCTCTGATAAAACTTTTGAATTTGGATTAACTTTAAATATTCCTTGAATTAAGTCTTTATCACTATATCCCACAAATAAAGATAAACGATAGTATGCTTTACCTTCTTGAATTACAATTTCAACTTCAGATACAGAAGCATTTGTTTCAAGATCATTACTTTTATAAATTGTTTGACCAATTAAATTTTGTGGATCTGCATCTGGAGTTATCAAATCAGCGATTATTACTTCTCTTCTTATAAATTCAGCTCCAGATGGTTTAATTAAATTAGATTCAAGATCTAGTATTGTAGAATCAACACCATATAATACTTTGAATAATATTTTTATCGATTCTTCTATACCTTTTGATTGATAAAAAGAACGTGCAAACTTAACAAAGTTTCCAACATCTAAATCAGATGTAAACTTTGAATCTTCAAAACCTGGTAAAAATGTTTTCTTTAATTTTTTATAAAACTCCTGTATGAATAATACTGATAAATTTTGAACAGTAGTTTCATTTGTATGACTTGCTGCAGTTGTCTGCTCAAAATTAAGTTTTTCATTATTAACATCTATTAATGATGAAGATACTCCTACATTATATCCTGTGATACCACTAAATCCACGTATACAACCTGTAAATGATGTAGATGTAATACCAGTATAAGAAATTATCTCATCGTCAATTTTAAGTAATCCATACTCATCAGGAAACCCTTTTGTACTTGTTACATTTATTGTCGTATGTGTAGATGCAACACCAGCAGATGTAACAGTAGTTCCAACAACAACTTCTGGTACAAGGTTATCACTTTTTAAATATTGGTCTAAATTACTAATTAAATCAGTTGGACCTCCCTGAAATTCTTGAGAGATATAATATTGTTTTAAAAATTCAACAGCATTCGGAAAATCACTTGTCACATATTCTGGCAAGTGATTTTCAATAATCGTATTGATTTTTATTCTTTTGTCAAATTGTGACATAAATTATTTCCTCTCTAAAACACCATTTGAATAACTTGAAGAGTAGTAGTCCCTTGAAAATACAACACCTGAAACATCTTCTCCTGATGCAATAACGTCTTTCAATGTATTTATCGAACTATTTGAAACATCTAAAGTAACAAATAAATCCTTTAATCCAACAACATCGTTTGATTCTGGGAATGCTTGTATTTCAATAATATTATTTTGTGCAATAGTTGAGGTAATGTTAATTGTATTCAAAATTACTTCACCCTTCTTATAATCAACTGTACCTGCTGATTTACGAAGAACATTTACATTATTTTTCTCATCTTTAGTGACAACGCTAATTGTCCCTTTCATACTACCGTCTAGATTGCCAGAAGCATTTTTATTTGGTACATCTGTAAAATATGCAATTGATGTGCTTCCAGAAATTGTAAATCCAGTGCTCTTAATATTAAATCCAGAAGGATTAATATGAAACTTATTACCAAAACACAATTCATATTGTGCAAATTGATTTAGAAGTGCCTTCAAATCTCTTCTAACAATAACTCTAGTAATATTAGACGTAATACCATCATTAACTCTGTCAATTAATTGATTTACCTTACTATACTTAAATCTTCCACCAAATTTATTCATCTCAACATTATTCGCATAACTTTGAAGTGAATTTATAATATCTGTTCTTAAATTAATTGGTGAACCAATTTTTGAAGGGTTGTAATATACATTTGAATCAATTTCAACATATAATATTTTAAGATCAACTATTTGAGAATCAATACCTGCAATTGCATAACTTTTTAATTTACTTTTGATTTGTGATTTATCAAAATCTGATAAAAAAGTACCATTTTTAGGTTTTATGCTTATTTGCACTTTTCCAAATTGAGGTGGATCTAATTCTTCACCTCCTATCACTGAAACTGAATCAGTTTGTGGATAAATTTGATTGATTATTGCCTCATAATCACTTGGTGTAACTGCTCTATACTGTGCCGAGTAAAGTCTAGGAGCAAAATACTTAATAGAAGACACATCTTCAACTTCTGCTCCGTTAGAAGCGTTAGAAACGGTTGATACCGTTACAGTATCTGATGGTGTAAAGAAAGCACCATCATCTTTTGAAAATGTTCCTTGAAAACTAAAATTACTCGGTCCATTTCCGTCTTTCCCTTCAGTAACAATATAAGTTGCAAATACTCTTGATCCATTTTTTAATTTTTTACCAAAAAACCCATCACCAAATAAAATTTCATATTTCTCATCCTGCACTTCCTGTGCCAAAAATATTTCTGAATTTTTGTCTAATTTTAATATATTATCGACTCGTGAATATTTTCGACCAATTGTAACTTGGTTTGGATCTGCAACATAAACATTTAATGTTGATGCATCTATATTTTGACTATCGATAATAAATCTTTGATCAATTGAAGTGTTAACACGATATGTACGTGTAAGATATGTTCCTTCATAAATCAATATTTCATCACTAAATTGAGCAAATGAGTGATTTATTGGAGTTCCATTTGCATCTGTTAGTATATTTCCATCATTATCAGTACCTCGACTTACAATTTTAGTTGATGTAACATCTGCGGGAATTGAAAATCTATGAGTGGTATTTTCGACACTACCTACACAAACTAATCCAGAGCGTAATGTTAATTTTGTTGGAGATGAATCCGATGTTGGTCCAAGATCAACATCATTAATCTTTATTCTTGCAGTCGCTGCTCTTTTTGAACGTGGAACATAACCAATATTCCTTGCAAGTGAAACCACATTCTCACGAATTATAGCAGAATCTAAAAATGATTCATTTGCAACTAAATTTGCATTGAATGAATTAATGTAGGTATTGTAAGCTAAAGTATCAATTAAGACAGAAAAATTAGAACCCTCAAAATCAAAATCTGTAAAATTACTATTTGATCGGAGAAAATCCTTAATTTGTGCTTTGATCTCTTCAAAGTCTAAACTAGTGTATTGTGTAAACGGCATATTATCTTGTTGGTTCTAGTATAAAAGTAAAGGATTGTGTTGGCACCTCAAGACCAACAATATCAAAAAGTACCTTAACTTCCATTTCATTCAAATCTGGTCTTCCAATCACCTCTGCACCAACATTTGTGACTCTTGGTTCAAAATTAGCAATTGTCTCTCTAATTTGATCTTCAATCACATAAACGGTTGTTCTTGAAAAGTTGCTAAACAAAGAATCACGAATCTCTGTGCCGAGTAAAGAGTTAAAAAACCTCTCAAAAGGCATTGTCTCAACTAAATTTCTCACTGATCTGACAATTGCACGTTCATTTATAAGCACAGGAAGATCATTTGTCACTGGATGTGGTCTAAATGACAAACTTATATCCTTAAATGCTCTTGATTTGCGTGGAATCGCCATTATTGATACTTTTAGATTTATTTATATCCTATCTGACATAATCATTCATCTTATAATCATCGCTATTAAAATATTGAAGTATCCATTTGACTACTGAACGGGGGTTTTTATCACCACAGGTAAAAATATCGATTGCTACACAATTTTTTTCAGGCCAAGTATGAACTGTAAAGTGACTTTCAGCAAGAGTAACGTTAACAGTGACTCCATGAGGTTCAAATTGATGAACAAAACAGTTTAGGACAGTCAATTTTTCCTTAATAACTGCCTGAACCATCTTATTTGCGATTTCAGTCGGGTTAATTAACTTATCATACTCTACATTGTACACTTCAGCAAGTAAATGAGTACCCATGAAAGGATTTTTAATGTTTTTCATCCTAATTCTGGTTCAATGTGTATTTCCACAACTTTGTAATCGTCTTCTAAAACTTCTTTAAGGTAGTTTTTATCCCAATATTTGTAATAATTGGTTTTTGCAAGTTTTTTTCTTGTATCTGTGAGTTCTTTTCGTGATTGACAAAGAACTAAGTTATATTTTCCGTTACTTGTTTGGATTCCTTGTATATATGTCTTCGTTTTTCCATGATCTGCAATGAATTTGTAGTCAGGATAGTTACGATTGTAGTCATCAACCGCATCATACAAGAAATCTGCACTAATATCATCCTCTACCGCATAAATGATAACATCAAAATCGTCTCTTGGTACAAGTTGAGACAATTTTTCCTCTATAATCTTAAATTTTGCCTTTGATGCATAGGGACATAAGGCAAAATTACCTAATTCTGGTCGAATTTTAGATAATTGTCCAATCCAATGCAATATATACCTACTTTTCTTGTCGTTCATCAGGTGTTGTCCAGAAATAATCGTCACAATCACCTAATCGACCCCAGTTAACATCATTCTCAACCTCAAAGATACGTGTCGAAACCTTAAAATCAGGTGTTTTCACTGGATCGGGTGTCATTGAGGTATCAAAGATACGACAACGGTTGTTTGGATAGAGACAATACTGTCCATTTCGCAATTCAATCAGATTAAATGACTTATGTTCATCAGGCATCTCACTTGTCGAGGCATCAATCTGGTCAAAATCACCATGATAGTTGTCTAAAGTACAAATGTACTGTCCTTTTTGATTTCCAAAGTGTCTTGTACGACATTCCCACTCCATTGGAGCGACAAACTGCTTGACAATCACTGTAAAATCATAGTCCATACAGTTCCAAAACTGTAAATTGACTAAATCCATATCAGGATCGGGTATTTTTGGTGATGAGGTAAAGGCAGATATCGGTAATTTATCATACATTGCTCCATATTCAGGTAAATACGTCTCAAAATAGAAAGCACGACCCTGTATTGACTTGGCACATACCCAAATTCCTTCAATAAATTCACCATGACCTGATTGAAAGTCAGTCAGATACTCTTTTCGTACCCATACCTTTTTTGTTGGTAAATTACCAATTAATTTTGCCATCCTTTCCAGTCCTTAAAGAAATTTGAAACTTCATAACCATCGTACTTTTCCATATATTTAACTGACTCTCCCAAATAGTAGTAATCATAACCAAGTTTCTTATAGTATGCAAACTCATGTTTATTGGCGACATGCCCCATACTTAACTTTGGGTTCTCATAATCCCATGCAAACTGATCGCCCCATACACTATTTAAACTATCAAAACGATAAGCAAGAGTAAAGGCAACTAATTGATTCTGGTCATAATAACCCAAGACATCACAATGATGCGTTTCAAACTCTTCTTTAAAGATTGGAACGACATCATCGAATTCTTTATATTCAACATACTTTCGATATATCTCAAGACATTCCTTATAATAAGAACTATCAAGCATAC